GGTAGTATTGAAGATTATTGTTGCTATTGCCGCTGCTATTGCCCTACTAGTTACCTTTGGTTGGGTTCCATTACTTGCTGTTGCTATGGGAGCCGCAGTAATCAAAGCCTTTAGAAAAAGAAAGAAAGAAGAAAAAGGTCAAGCAATGGCTAGAGGCGGATTAGTCACTTCAAACCTTCAATTGGTTGGTGAAGAAGGACCGGAGTTAGTTTCGATTCCACAAGGTTCTAGAGTCAGAACCGCTTCGCAAACGCGGTCGGCTCTCTCTAATAGTAACCAAACAGTAAATAATTTCAACATCACAATTAATGCTAAAGATACCTCAAGAGCAGAATTGAGAAGAATTGCAGACGAAATCGGTAAAATGGTTAACTCTAAGATTAACAGAAGCGTTTCGTCTAGAACATTAGGGTGATTAAATGGTTACACCACCAGAATACTTCGTTTATCTCAAAACGGGAAAGCATAGCGGTAATGATGGCGCAAGCATTAACACTATTCCTTTACGGGCCACTAGTGTTTCTGTTAGCACATCAAAAACAATTCCCTCACTTCAAGTTCCCTTATCAGGTTTAGCGACAGGTGAATCTATAACTGCGGCATTAGATATTGGTATGGCCGGTAAGAATATTTCTGTTAATGGTTATATTGTGGACACAGAATTAACTAGACATACTGATGTTTTATCCACATCTACAGTAAGCATGACCGCGAGTGAAATTGCACAGTTGATTCATTCTTCTGTTGATTCAACAGGCGTTGCTGAAAATCAAGCACTTGTTGAATTAGTTTTCTTAATTCCCTCAACCGTAAATAAGCAATACATTGAAGTTACTGAAAGGTTCATTCCATTTACTTTTAAGGCTAGAGGCGATAATGGAGAACTAGATAACAAAGGAGTTACTTTTAGAAGTGAATTCCCAGACTCGGATTCTGATGATGGTTTGAAAGGTTTTGTTCGTCAATTTCAAACAACCTTTACTTCCGACACCGTTGAAGTTGAATTCTCCTTAGAGTTTGAAGTCGCACTAATGTTCCCACGGTGATTTAAATGTATGACGTTTTAACAGGAAAGCAGCGTTCGCTAGTTTTTCCCGTTATGTGTAACGGTTTCGTTACAGTTGGCTATGATGCAAACGTAGCCACAACGGATTACGGTATTTGGGACCATGATGGCTCTTTTTGTTTTGAAGCCGTAATTACACCTTACGATGTTAATGGTTATGGAAAATGGTCTGGAAATACAGTTAGGTCCATTTCCAATTCAAAAAAGATTATGCCGGGTCTTCCTGTTCTCCATACTGATTCTTCTGCTTCAGATTATCAAAGCAACCTCTATCTTAAAACAAAAGATACAAGTGGTTCTGCTGATAGATTGAATCATAGAATGAGTTTATTTCATAGCACTTCATTAAAAATTCAATTGATGAATGTTACTGAACACAATGAGAACAACCCTGCAAATTACAAGGTTTTAGTTACTATGACTATTGGTGGTGCGACTCAATCATTTTCCACAGATTATGTAATTAGCCCGGATTCTGGATTTCAATACCAATATGCTTCAACAGATAGGGAAGGATTTGATGTATCAGGACAATTTGTGTATGATGAGGTTTCATCGGTAACTTCGGGCTATTCTGGCTCAGGGACTTCGATTTCATGCAACCCGACCACCGCATTCATCGAGAATGTGGGTCAGGACGTGTATGCTCGGTCGGGGAGAGACTTTGTGAAGGTCGGGACCATCACAACAAAAACCTCTTCTGCGATTACCCTAACGTCTGCATATTCTCCGGGTTTGAGCATCGGAGATGGCTTGTTCCTCCCAAGTTATGTTGAACCTTCTTATATCAACTCATTCCAACACATTGCCGTTTCATATTACTCTAACGACAATGCAATTGAAGTGTATGTTAATGGAAATAAGGTTTTAGACACAAAGCATAGCAATTCGGGAACATTTGCCTTTGATAAAGAATCTTATTACATTGGTGCAAATGGTGTTGGTGCGACCGGAGATAATACTGCTAGTTCTAACAATCAGTTCATGGGAGAAATTCATGAGTTAGCATTTTCCAATAGAGCAAAAGATAGTTTTCAATCTCATTCAAATATTGTTTCCAATTTAAACAATTTGCTAATGTATCTTAGATTTGAGGAGACTGATGCTTAATGGCTCTAACTGTTCTCAATAAGGGTTCAACAACGGACACTAATACTAATTGTCCGACTAACCCAAAAATTAAAACAAATGCTTCTGCTAGTGCGTCAGCAAAGCATTTTACTATTGTTCACCCAGACGATAGTGCTAACTTAACTTTTGATGAAGTTGCTTCAAGTGCAGGTCTTTTGACACAATATACTAATTTAGCGACAACACCCGGACACATTGTTAAGCAATATAACGCCTTTACTCAAGAAGGAATTCAACTTAGCATTAACACAACTCACTATTGGTTTATTCTATTATATTCTGATGACCCTAATCAACACCACTTTGCTAGAATTACTGAGTCTTTAACCGATGACGTAGTAGGTGATTCTTTAGAATTTACTCCGAAGTTAGGCCAAGAAGTTCCAAAAGGAACAAAGTTTATGTTGTTTAAGGGGCCTCTTCTTACTTCAAATGCTATCGCTTTCTCCGCCGGTATTGATGATAGTCTTAGAAACGATTTAGTTTGCTCAAGGCCTCTTTTCTATATTGAGGAAACTAAAGTAAATAAAAAAGGAGAGTTGGACCACAACACGAAATACTTTGTTCAAAATAACTCAGTAACTAGCGGTTCAACTGTTACTGTTAACTCTTTAAAAACAGCATTTATGATTGAGCAAGATTTTTCAAATGCTGTTGTTGATTACAGTCCATATTCTTTAAAAGTCACACTAACAGATGTTTTGAGAAACAAAGACGTAGCGGGAACTGCCGTCCCTCAAGAGTCTTCATATTCTTTACCTACTGAAGATTTTACAGACTATGAAGATGTTTTCTATAATGCTAGACGCCAAGATAATGACGACATTTCTGGAACTATTGATTTAACAGGGCCAACAAGATACCTTCATTATGATTTCTCACCAACGTATTGCAATCATGCTCCGGGTGTTATTGAATCTGAAATTACAGATGCTATTGGAACTCGTTCAGGTTTTGCTAATGTTAAAATTATTGATAACAATAGAATTATCCCTAAGAAGGTTTCAGAAGAAGACCCACTAAGAGTTAGGCACATGGTTCATACAGGTGATTTCTTCGATTGGTTTGCACTTAAAGCAACATTAGGAACACATACTGCTCATAGGACATATAACGTGACTACCGAATATGATTTAACAACAATGCTAAATATAAATGATGAAGTCAAATTGGGTTCTAGAATCCTAATTGTTGAAGCAGTAGCGGCGGCTCAAATTCAATTTAATGAATACAGTAGATTAGAAACTGAAGGTGTATTTACAAATACTACAGGATTAACAGGATTAGCACAAGAAACCCTGTATAGAAGAGCATACAATTCAACTGATAAGACTCTCTTAACAAGTTTTAATATTATTGAAGATAGGGATTATAACTTATTTGTTAGATTCCATAGAAAAAATTTCAGATATCTCTATGCTACTGTCACAGGTTCAGATAAAAATAAAGAGACATTAACTCTTAGTTTTTCTGGCGATGGATATGATACGAACCCATTGAAGTATTTAGATGGAAAATATCAAATTTTTATTGAGAGATTTGATGGGGCAGTTGAATCAATTCAGTCGTCAAAAGAACAGGGACAGACTTATGCTGAATTAGAAGGAAGAAATAACCTAAGAAAATTACTTTCTCCTATCATTAATTCAAATAAACTATTCTCAAAAGATATGATTTATTCTTCAAAGTCATTCTATAATACGATTCAAGACCTTAGCCGAACTGTAGTTACTTCGGGAAATTATCTTAAGGGAAGTGTAAAAACATTCGAAATCAATAGCACGACAACTGATATTGCCCAAGGGGATGAACTTTTTGGAAGATTCACAAACGGAACATTCGCTTATATTGGTGAAGTCGCTTCCTTTTCTTCAGTTACAGTAGGTTTAGTTGATTTCCCAAAAATTTCAAGTTATGGAAACTCAGTTGCTCTCTATAAAAGACAAGCAAAGTCATATGTTTTAAACAAGGCTTTAGCAGCAAATTATACAGTAAATCAAACACCAACCGCATTAGAAGGTGCGGCAGATAAAGGCATTATGTTTGACTCTGGAACAAAATTAGATTCCAGCGGAAATGACGATACTTTGTTAGTTGGAACATCTAGTGATGATGATGCAAACTCATTAGGTTATCCAATTCATCACCCATCAAGTATGAAAAATGACAGGTTTTTCCAATCTAGATTACAGAATACAGATGGAACGAATCAAACATTTGATTTGGTAAATAGTCTCATTGACTTTTCAGTTCTTAATATTGCACAAGGAGATACTGAAACAACAATTGAATTAGCACCGTATGTTCCTTTAACTTTAGGTCGAGTTGATATTAATAGCAAAAGCACAATCGAAAAGACGTTTGAAAATATTGGAACGGTTGGTTCTATTTCAAATAGTCGCTCATTTACAGCAACGAGTCTAAGTCCATACTATGACTATGAAGAGTCTGTATATGTTGATGGGGTATTTATTGGAAAGTGTATTCAAGTTTCAACCACAGGTGGAGGCACAATTACTGTTTATCTTGATAGAAGAGCAACTGCTTCTGCGGGTAATCTTCAAAGAGTTGCATTTAATGATTCTGGAACATATTCTGAAAGACAAGACTATGCTCAATCCTTAGCCTTACTCAATGCCGCGCACCTACATGGAGGTAAAGTTATTGGTCTTTTAGGACCAAAATACCAAAGGTCGCCAACATCAAACACAAACCTACTGTTTGAAGCACCTGTTAAGTTCTTTGCAACAAATTTTGAAAGTTATATTCATAAGTTTGGAACGCCCCTTTACAGGATT